TCACGGTCTCCACTCTCGGTAGGGCGTTGGCTCCCAAACTGCCCCCCATGTTCAGCGACGTCATCCTTTCCGTACGCGAAGGGACTAAGTTCAGTTGGTCTACAGCAAATGCTCTCGCGGATCTCAAGACCCGTAACCTCCCACTCTCAGAGTCAATTACGCCAGATTTTGGGCAGATTTTCTCCAAATGGCTCTCACGAGGGGGCCATTTTTCTTCAACTGTTAAATCGTAAAGGTATCATCAAATGAACGACTCTACTTTCGATCCAAACAAGTTCCTCGACGCAGTTACCACAGACGCAGCCACACGCCGCCCGCCTCTCAATCCTTCCATCGAATACCGCGGTACTGTAGGTGAACCCAAGATGCGCAACGTACAGGGTAAAAAGGACCCTTCCAAGTCCTATATCTTCATGGACGTGCCGATTACGATTGATTTGACTGCTAATCCCGCCGAACACAAGCGGGTTGGACAGGACAAGGTAACGCTGGTCTACGGCGTGAGTGTTGATGTGAATGAGACGGGGCTGGACTGGTCACCAGGTAAGAACACCGGCCTCCGTCTGCTCCGCGAAGCCCTCAACATGAACAAGCCTGGCGAAGCGTTCAGCATCCGCAACATGGAAGGCCGTGATCTGCGTGTTGTGGTGCGGCATGAGGAGTATCCTGAGCGTTCGGGTGAATTCCAGGATCGTGTCAAGAGCGTCGCACGCATCTGAGCATCTTCAGGGGGGTTATCGTGTACAACATCACAGTGGCCTTTATGAAGGGCCAGCTTGATTTGTTAACTCGGGTTAGATCTTCTGCGAAAGAGCTCGACGATCAGGAATTGACTACAAAGCTCGAAGAGATTGATGATAAGATGGAAGCGCTTTGTAATCTCATTGGTGAAGCAGACAATCTGCTTGATGAGGTTGAAAGTCAATTTGATCCAGATGACGAAGCTGACGATGATGATGATGATGACGAAGAGATTGATGATGAGGACGATGAAGAATAGTTAGTCCGCCGGGGGACTGCCACCCCGGCTTTTTAATCAAGAGGGAGGCTCCTAATGCAACTCCACGTTATTGCAGTTGAAGATATCGTTGTGCCGACGAACCGTCAGCGCAAATACTTCAACGAAACTCAAATTCAAGAGCTCGCCGCTTCAATCGCTGAGAATGGCCTCATTCACCCCCTTGTGGTCAGACAAGACGAAGCGAGCGGCGAGCTCTTTTTAGTTTGCGGCGAGCGGCGGCTGAAGGCCCTCGATATCTGTTGGGGATTCGGGCAAGATGTTCTATGTAACGACAAGCTTATTCCAGAGCGCTGCGTCCCATGTACCTTCTTAGGAGAAATCGATGAACTCCAAGCGTTCGAGATCGAACTCGAAGAAAACATCCGCCGGACGGACATTACCTGGCAAGAGAAAGCCGCCGCAGTTGGAGCTCTCTACAAGCTGCGGGGCGATCAAGCTGAACGTGACGGAAAGCCAATACCGACAGTTACTGACCTTGCTATCGAGGTCGCCGGCAGCGGTGAAGGTCAATTTCGTGAGAACGTCAGACAAGACCTCATTCTTGCGCGGAACCTTGACAACCCTGTGGTGGCCAAAGCGACTTCACGTAAAGACGCATTCAAGGCCCTCAAGCGCGACGAAGAAACCAAGCGGAATGCCGAGCTTGGCAGATCCGTTGGTGCTGTATTCACCAGTTCAGTGCATACGTTGCTCCAAGGCGATTGCCTTCTGCAAATGTCTAATCTACCCAGGGAATCGTTTGACGTGATTCTGACTGATCCACCTTACGGGATGGATGCAGATAAATTTGGCGATTCAGACGGCAAGACGTATGGCGAGCACTTCTACGACGACAGCTATGAGAATTGGAAGAAGCTGATGAATGAGGCGACGGCGAGGTTTTATCTCCTTGCCAAGCCTCAAGCCCACGCCTACGTATTTTGTGATGTGGATCGATTTCATGAACTGCGCTCAATGATGACCAGCGCAGGATGGAATTGTTTCCGCACGCCGCTGATTTGGGTCAACCCTACTGCCATGCGTGCTCCGTGGCCAGAACGTGGACCGCAGCGCAAATGGCAGATGATTCTTTATGCTGTAAAGGGTGATAAAAATGTCACACGCCTCTACGGGGATGTACTCGACTATAAGTCAGACGAGAATCTCGGGCATCAGGCTCAAAAGCCTGTCGCGCTTTATATGGATCTCCTGCGACGGTCTGTCAAGCCAGGAGATGCAGTACTCGATCCATTTGCTGGTACTGGGACGATCTTTCCGGCTGCCCATCAGTATCAGTGTAGAGCGACAGGTATAGAGCTGAATGAGGCAGCCGCCGGCATCGCTTCTACGCGGATAAGGGATCTAAAGTGATCTGCCAGCCAGAGGGTCCAATCCCTGCCCGAATCATGATTGTTGGGGAGGCTCCAGGTTATGAAGAAGAAATCAAAGGTCGGCCCTTTGTCGGCGCATCTGGCCAGTTGCTTGACAAAATGCTCGGAGAAGCCGGGATTGCTAGAAGTGAATGCTTTATCACGAATGTGTGCAACATTCGACCGCCAAAGAATGATATCAACGTCTTCATTGCTAAAGCCAAAAAAGACCGAACGCCGGCGCACTATAAAGTTAAGGATAAATGGGTCCTCAAGCCAATCGTGGATGGTATTGCTCAACTACAGGCTGCGATCGAGTCGGTCAAGCCCAAAATCATTATCACGCTTGGAAATACTCCGCTCTGGGCACTCACTGGATTGTGGGGAGTTACCAAATGGCGCGGTTCTATGCTCCATTACGGTGACGCCGGCATTAAGCTCATCCCTACGATCCACCCAGCGAGCGTTCTTAGAGAGTGGTCTCAGCGTGCCATCGTGGTTAGCGACCTTCGCCGCGCCGCCCGCTTCAAGGACGGCCACCCGTATCCGGCGCCGGCGTACCACTTCATTATAAGGCCCTCGTATGGAAACTGCATACAAACTCTCGATCAGCTTTACCTACGAGCTAACCACTCGGGAGGAGTTAGACTCAGTTTCGATCTTGAAACTCGTGCAGGACATATCGCTTGCGCGGGAATCTCATGGTCACTCGTTGACGCGATCTGTATTCCATTCATGTGTATGGAGCGACGCGAGGGTTACTGGTCTGCAGCTGAAGAGGCGGAAATCGTGTACCGTCTCTATCGATTACTTACACACCCTGGCTGCAGAGTAGTTGGGCAAAATTTGCTGTATGACTGTCAGTACACCTGGAAGCACTGGCATTTCGTCCCCAATGTGGTCCAGGACACTATGATCAGCCAGCATGCTATATTTAGTGATATGCCTAAGAGTCTCGCGTTTATCGCCTCCATGTACTGTGATTACTATGTATATTGGAAGGACGAGGGTAAGAACTGGGCCGCAAACCTTGGCGAAGATCAGTTATGGCGGTACAACTGCTTGGACTGTGTTTACACTGACGAAGTGGCCCACGCAGAGGTTAAAACTGCGGAGAACCTCGGGCTCAGCGATGTTCATAGACTACAACAGTCCATGTTTTGGCCTGTGCTTGCAGCTATGCAACAAGGGGTTCGGATTGATAAAAAACGAAGAGACGAACTTATCTTGGAGGTTCAAGAGGCGATTGACCAACGAAGGGGATTACTTACATCCATTCTAGGACATGAGCTGAATGTTAATTCGCCCAAGCAAATGCATGCGCTGTTTTATCACGATTTGCAGCTACCTGTGCAGATGAAGCGCGCAACCAAATCAACGCCAGCTAGACCCACCCTTGACGATGAGGCGATGCAAAAGCTGGCGAAGATCGACCCAATGCTCCAGCCAGTTTTTAATGCTATCGCGGACTGTCGGACGCTGGGCATTTTCCTATCAAATTTCCTATGCCGCCCGCTAAGCGAGGACGGCCGCATACGTTGCAGTTACAATATCGGAGGCTCAATCAATGGTAAATCTGCGCCCAAAACCTACCGCCTCTCAAGCAGCGAAGATGCTTTCGGATCTGGAGCGAATCTGCAAACCATCCCCTCTGAGAAATCTAAAAGTAGTGGAAAGGCAGCAGCGCGCGGCGGCATTAGTATTTTGGGCGATCCTTATAGCTTCCCTAACATACGAGAAATCTTTATACCGGACCCTGGTTATACTTGGATCGATATCGATCTTGAACGTGCTGACCTATTCGTGGTCTGTTACGAGGCAGAGGATCAGCAGCTTAAAGAAGTAATGAAGTTGGGGGTTGATATTCACCTTGTGAACGCATATGTTTTATCTGGCAAGGAACTGCCACCACTAGATGAGCTTATTGAAGGAGCACCTAAATATGTCGAACACAGAAAACCTCTCGAACACCAACGTCAGTTCGCGAAAGTCTTTTGTCACGGTACTAACTATGGAGGAAAAGGAAGAACTATGGCCGTTCATACAGGACGAACTGTCGCAGAGGTTGAACGAGCTCAAAAATTGTGGTTTAGTGCGCACCCAGGAATTACCAAATGGCACGAGCGCGTACTGGATCAAGTTAGCCGCCGGCGATATGTTGAGAATAAGTTTGGCTACAGATGGTACATATTCGATCGACTGGATAATGTCGCCTCGGAAGCTATTGCTTGGGGACCGCAATCAACAGTCTCGATAGTGATTAATAAAATTTGGGAGCGCATCTAAACTCAAATGCCGGAGGTAAATGTGTTGATGCAGGTCCACGATTCGCTGTGCCTCCAGATACCGACTAACAAGGTTAACGAATTAATGCCGAAACTTAAGGAGCTAGCGAAAGTGACAGTCCCGTACGATGATCCGCTAGTAATTCCAGTGTCGATTAAAATGTCGGAGAAGTCTTGGGGCCATTGTTAAATCGTGGCCCGAAACTTTCCAGACTGGTTGGCGGCATACGTCGAGTATGCCAGCTTCAGCGAAGCTCCGCGCCGAATGCATTTTTGGAGTGGAGTGAGCGCACTCGCCGGCGCTCTGCGCCGTCGGGTCTACATCGACATGGGGTATTTCAGATGGCATTGCAACATGTATATAATTTTAGTTGCTCCGCCAGGGGTGGTATCAAAGTCCACTACCGCATCGATAGCGATGAGCCTCTTACACCGCGTGCCCTCAGCGAAATTCGGGCCAGATGTCGTTACCTGGCCAGCACTTGTTACTGCGTTCGCGGCTTCAAACGAGGCATACGAGACTTATCAGGGGAGTGGGGATTACGTGGCTCAATGCGCTTTGACTTTAGAGTCGAGCGAATTTGGGAATTTAGTGAATCCTTCGGATCGAGATATGATCGATCTACTGGTAAATCTGTGGGACGGCAAGCAAGGCGCGTTCAACAAGGTCACCAAGGGCAATGGAAATGATGTTATTGAGAATCCTTGGATCAATCTCATTGCATGTACAACTCCCGCGTGGATCGCCGGTAACTTTCCAGAATACGTTATCGGAGGAGGATTCACAAGCCGATGTATGTTTGTTTATGCTGACCAAAAAGACAAGTACATTGCGTATCCTTCCCGACACCTCCCTAAACAGTTCTACGAGCTCCAAACTGCTTTGGTTCAGGACTTGGAACATATCTCGCAGGCTTTGGTTGGTCCATATCAGCTTACGCCATCAGCCTTTGAGTGGGGGGAGGAGTGGTATCAGTATCATTGGAAACATAAACCCGACGAGCTTGATGATGACAGATTTAGTGGGTATCTTGCTCGTAAACAGACTCATGTTCATAAGACAGCGATGATTCTAGCGGCGTCGCAGCGTGATGAGCTGGTTATTGAGAAAGAAGATCTCTTCATGGCGGCACAAATGG